CCGGATCGAATGCCGAGCACCGCGAAGCGCTCGGGCAGCACATCGCCGGTCTGTACGAGCACATGGGCAAGATGCGCAAGGCGCTCGGCGTGATCCGGGCCATCCCGACCGGCCGGTGAAATTCACCGACGCCATGATCCGCGCGCTGCAGCCGGCGGCGCAGCGATACGACGTGCGCGAGGCTGACGGGTTCGGCGTTCGCGTGGCGCTGCAGCGGTGGGCCGATCATCTGGATCGACTGGTGAGCGGGGAGGCGGTGGGGAATGTGGTGGCGTTTCGGTGAGGGCTGAGAACATGAAAAACTGCACTGATTGCAAACACGCTTACTGGCAGCGCACTGCCGCCGGCAAGTTGCATCCGAGCGGCGCCGGCCAGTGTACGAAGGAGTACAGGCAGCCGCCGCTGCCGGCCAGCATGTATTGGATCACGCTACCGTATGTAAGCGGCGGGCACATCAACCGCGGGGAAGACCTTAAAACGCACTGCACGTATTTTGAGCGGAGGAGAGAAACCGTTGCCGTTACGGCGAAGAACGGTCGAGAAAGCGCGTCTAATTAGACGCTGGCGGGCTAGTGGTGGCTACTTCACGCCGAGCCCTTGATGGTGCCCAGCGAAACGCCTGCCGAGCGCAGCGCGTGCAGCAGTGTCACGACGGCGCGCACGTCGTCGGCAAGCTCCTCGCACTTGTCGCGCAGCGCTTCGCACTCGCCCTGGGTGGGGGTCGAACTGAACGACAGCCCGCTGATTTCGCCGTTGGTGTTGCCCATCGTGATGGCGGCCTGATCGGCACTGGCTGGCTGCGCAACGGGCGTGACGCCGTAAAGGCCGATGGTGTCGGTGGTCGCCGTGCCGATCTTTTCGAGCGCCGCCACCCACGCCGAGCCCGTCCAGCGCATCGGCTGTTTGTCCTCGGTACTGTGCAGGACGGCACCGGCCGCCGGGGCGATGAACGTCCACGCCGATGCGAAATACAGCGCGAGCTTGCCCGCCTGCCCGCTCCAGGCGCCGGTCGGGCTGGTCGGCACGTAGTAGAGGCCCCCGTCGACGGGCGATCCAGGCGGCGCCGTGCTGGTGCGCGTGATGATCGGTGCGCCGACGACGCACGCGAGCATGTGCAGCGCGGCATTGTGGGTAACCTCTTTCTGCGCCTGGCTAGCGCTGATCTCGGGGAGTGCCCAGCGGGCGGTGGTCATGCGGTTACCTCGGAGGTGTGGCCGGCGCCCAACTCGCCGATCTGGGCAACGTCTACGCGCACCGTGTCGAGCGACGTGCCATAGGCGTCGGCGATGACGGCGGGGGTGAGCGTGTAGGTTGTCGCGCCGGTGACGATCCACGCAAATCCGGTCAGCGGCTCGCCGGTGCCCACGTCCAGCAGGCGCACGCGGTACTGCTCGACCGCCTCATCCAGCGGCACGTCGGCGCCGTCGCGCCACTCGGCCGCGATGCGTGCGCGGCGCACCCACGACAGATCGACGCCGGACTCGACCGCCAGCGCGTAAGTGCGCTCCTCGCCCGTGCTCCACCCGGTTTCGCCGCTGCGGCTGTCAAGCGTGGTCCAGGTGCCGCCGCTGTCCAGGCTGTATTCGAGGGCCCACGCGGTCGGGGTGTTGCCGATGAACGATGCGTCGTCGCGCGCGCGCAGCGCCATCTCAACCGGCCCGATGGGCGCTGCCGCCACATACTGCAGCCATTGCGGCAGGCTGGATGACGACGCCGCCCACTCGGTAGTGGCGTCGCCGTCAAACGCTTTCGCGGGCGTCTGCGTGATGTCGTAATAGCTGCTAGCGCTCGCCGTGCCGCCGGTGAACAGCGTCGATCCGCCGACCGTGTCGCGCAGCTCCCACTCAGCGATGGCGCAATTGCCAGAAGTGATCGCCGACACGGTGATACGCCAGCGCGTGGCCGAGAACGGCACGTCCTCGTAGCGCGTGGCGGACAGGTGCGCCGGCGCATACGGCACCAGCGACTCGGGCACGGAAGCAATGTCGCGGCTATCGCCGGATAGCGTGTCGAGCCCCACCGAGGCGCCGCGCCAGCGCCGAGACACGCCGTAGTCTGCGCTGCCAAGCAACGAGCGCGTCAGATCTGCGGCATCGAGCAGCACAAACGCATCGCCAATCGCGTGCAGGCCGGTCGCCCACTCGGTTCCGCGCCGGCCGCGAAGTAGACCGCTGAGCGTATAGGTATTCGTGCCGACGAGCGTGGCCGTCTGCCACTGGATGATTTCCCAGCGGCCGTGATAGCCCAGCGCCGCGGCATTGGCACCGTTGAGCACGGCGGATTCGCTCGCCGAATCCAGCGTACCGTTAAGCAATTGCACGGTGACCGTGTTGGCAAAATCCCACACGGTGGCTTGACCATCGGCCAGCGCCGTCGTCGCGGTGCCGAGCGTGCCGGCATCCAGCAGCGTGTCGATCTCGGCCCAGGTCTCGCCCGAATCCGCCGAGCGATAAACGACAGTGCCCTCCCACCCGCTCAGGTATCCGCACGCCGCCAGGTAGACGCCGCCGTTGTCGTCCTGGTCGCGCAGCGCCGGAAGGTCGAGCACCGCCAGCGCCGTCGGCCCCGGCAGGCCCACGGTTTGCGCCGGATGCGTGCCGCTGTCGGCCGGGAGCGTGAGGCCGTAAATCGTGCCGGTATCCTCGGCCTCGGCCTCGATCTGGATCACGCCGTTCGCCCCGCGAGCCACGCTGGTCAGGCGCATGCGCAGGTCAACGGCGGTAATCGGGTCGGTCGGCTCCAGCGCGGTATGATCGCGGGCCACGCTCAGTCGATACGATTGCCGGCCCTGCCAGGCGCGGTAGAGGATGGCGACCGCCGCGGCGCGCGCCTGCTCGGCGCTCATCGCGACCGCGAGTTCGACGGATGTCTCGACGCGGCTCGATGTCTGCAGCCGCCGCGCCTCCTGCACGCCTGGCTGATAGTCGGTGGCGGGGTCGAGATAGTGCACACGCACCGTGCGCGGTAGATCGCCCTCATCGGCCCGCGTGGTGATCAGCACCGGTGGTTGGCTCTCGCCGTAGGCGTGCGCGGACAGATCATCCGCGTCGAGCGTGGCGACCGTGGCGCCGCCACGCGGGACGAAGCGCATCACGTCGCCCGACTCGACCGCATCGAAACCAAACGCCGCCGCCAACGGCTCGATCGCCGCGCGTGCGCTGGTCGGCTGCGCGAGCGCATAGCCGGTGATGCTGTCGGTCAGGTCATCGGCGTCGTATTCGCCTGCACCCAGGCCGGCACGCTCGCATAGCGCGCCGACAATGTCGCCGACGGTGGGCGCGGTCGGCGTGAACGACGAAACCCGCGTGAAAACCGACGAGTAGCTGTCGCAGTAGGCGATGCAGACGCCTCCATCCGCTGCCAGCGTGGGGGCGGCAAAATTGTATGACGGGAGGCCGGCGCCGCCGCTGAGCGTGTCAATCTCGCTCAGTACATCATCGTCGCCGATCTCCCAGCAAGCCAGGGCGCCAACGCCAGAGCCGCGCGCAATCCAGACGTACCGCTCGGCCTCCAGCACGGCGACGATGTAGGCATCCAGCCCCGCACCGGTCGCGGTCCCGCAGATCGTCGAAACACCAATTTCGCCGAGCGCCCCGCTGACGGTCCCGTCTCGGGTGATGCTGTAGTTCAGGCCGTCGTAGGTGAGCAGATACCAGTGGGTTGCGGTCGTGCCGCCGCTGGTGTCACGCGCCAGCACAAACACCGCCGACGCATCCGCTTCCGGCGCCAGCGCGAGACCCATAAACCAACGGCTGGACGGGAACAGGCCGTCGAGCGCATCGCCGCCGGCATCGAGCAGCGTGTAGGCACTGGTGCCGATCTCATCGGCGCCGGCTGCCTCGTCGAAAGTCAGGTCGCCCACTGGCGTGGTCGCAACGATCATCTGCTCGTAGTAATTCATCCCTACGTAGCGACCCGACCGGCTCGGCTGAAACCCGTCATACGGCGCTGTGCCCAGATAGGCCCCATCAGGCCCGATGCTATGCGTCACCGCGCCGCCAGGCTGGGCAAAGCGCAGCACACCATCGCGCCAGCCGAGGCCGACGACATCGGTAAGACCAAGGCCAAGGCTGGTCGCAGACAGCCGGCGGTATCCCGCCGTGCTGCCAGAGGTCAGCAATTCAACCGTGATGTTCGGTACGTGGTTGCCATATTTCGCCAGCTGCAGGTCGGTGAAAACGACATAGGCCATACCGCGGTGCGCGGGCACCTCGCCAACGCCAAGATATGCCTCTATCGTCGGATCGGGTAACTGCGATTCGTCGCCGGTGTAGATGCGGATGCCGTCGACGGCCAGCGTGCTCGCGGCGATGGTCTCGGCGCTGGCCGAGGCGCCGAGGTCATAGATGAGCACGCCATCAGCCCAGATACGCCGCAGGCCGGCAATCGGCCCTTCGCACAAACCGACCGCGAACGAGCACGAATACAAAGTATTAACTATGGTTTGACTTGGCCCGCCCTTCCCCCCAACTCTTTTTTTCTTCTCCCGCCCAATTATATCAGTGGACCAAATCACATTGCCGGCAAGGCGCATCGTGCCGTAGACAACCGGTATCCCGGCGCCGTAGGCGGATGACTGCACCCGCAGGTCGGATAGCCGCGGCCCGTGCTGCGTCGGCAGCTTGGCCGGGAACAGCGCGCTGCCGATCAGCGCGCCGGCGGTCCAACCGAGCGCGGCGCCAGACACCGCAGTGCCGAGGATGGTAAGGCCGGCCGGCAACAGCGCCGACCCAACGAAAGCGCCAACCGCGGAGATAGCGAGGACGGCCATCGTCAGTCCTCCAGCCCAGGCACGCGATAGGCTGCGACGATCAGGCGCCGCCAGCCGTCGTCAAGGCGGTGCTCGACGACGCGGCCGATGGTCTCGATCGCGTGCAGCAGCGCAAGCCCGCCATGCGGGTAGTCGGTGAGCAGGCCCACGTGCATCGGCGCGCGGCGCCAGGCGATCAATACCACGTCACCCGGCGCGGCATCGGCCACATCGATGCGTTCAAGCTGCGCGCCCAGCTCGCGCGCCAACTCGCCGGCATGCGGGGTGCGCGCGTAGTCTGCGCGGTCATCGACCGCCAGCCCGCAGCCCTGCACCGCCCCGACGATGAGGCCGATGCAGTCGACGCCCACGCCGCGCGCGCGCGCCTGGTGCACGAAGGGGGTGCCCACCCAGGTGCGCGCCTCGGCGATGAGATCGGCACGCGTGGTCATTGGCCCCCGAACCGCATCAGTTGATCCGTGCCCGGCACGTGCGGCTCGCCGCGGAAATTGATCACGTTGTCAAAACGGTCGCGGCAGGTGACGAACAGCCCGTCGCACCCTGGCGTCAGGCTGTAGGCGTCGCCGCTCGCGACGGTAAACGGCATCGGCAATTGCAACTCGATGGCGCCGGTGCTGCTGGCGCGAACCTCCATCGCGAGGCCGTCATTTGCGCCGGAGGTCCACGTGAGCAGGCCGAAGTCGAAATAGCCGGCGGCCTCGGTGCGGGCGGCATCGGCCAGCGTGCGGCGGTCGGTGCTGTTGCTGTCGATGGTGCCGGTGACGGTGAGTGCGCCTAGGTCGACGCCGCAGCGCGCATCGCCGAGCGAGGCCCGGCACGTGGGCTGGTAGACCTCGCCGACGGTGCCGTCGAAGGCACGCGCCATGCCGAGCAGCTCGGCGCGGAACGAGCCGCGCGAGACCTCGACCTGCCCGATCCAGCCGGCGCGCAGCAACAGCGTGCCGCCGGCGGGGTTGCTCCAGTCGAGCACCGACACCTGCACCGCGGCGTGATCCCACCGGCCGGCGCGCAGATCGGCATCGGTGATCGCCGCGGCATCGAGTAGGCCTTCGATGTCGAGGTTGTTCGCGCCGAGCCCGGCAACCGTGCGGATCGCGCTCGCGCTGTAGCCGAGCGCGGCGAGGTAGGTCTGCCCGCCGACGACGAGGTCGCGGTCGTGGTCGGTCACGCGCAGCACGGTGCTGTCGGTGCGGGTGATTTTCCAGATCGTGCACAGGCTGGCGGTCTGCGCCAGCAGCGCATTGGCGAGCGCGGTCGGGATCGTCCTCATGGGCGAATCTCGATCAACTGGATCGAGCCCCAGGTGTAGACGTCCGGCTCAACGTAGCTGACGCGCATGTCGTCGGAGCCAAACCGCACCGGCACGTCAAACTCGCCTGACCACGTCAGCGCCTGGCCCGATGTCGGGTACGGCGTGCCGAACGTCACCAGCCCGGTAGCGGTATCGACGCTGCACTGTCCGGCGCCGGTGCCGCCCTGCGCGCGCTCGACGCCTGCGATGTAGATGTGCAGCGTGCCGGCGCAGGGCTTTTTGATGTCGCGCGTCTCGCTGAGCGAGCCGGCCGCATAGGTCTTGCGCATCTGGTACGGCCCGGCGGTGCCGTCGCCGAGACCGGTGCCGAGCACGCCGTTGGACACGGTCGCAAGATAGTCGGCTGGGTCTTGGAAGCGGAAGCCGTGCAGCCGGCCCTTCACCGCGCGGAAAAAGCTCAGCAGCGACGACACTTCGGCCAGCGTGCGCGGAATGTGGGCAAGCTCGTAGACAGCACGGGCGGCCGACCAGACGCCGTCGCGCCGCTCGGCGCCGCTGTCGAGCGCGACGATCTCGGTACGGTAGCCTGGGCCGCCGACAGCGCCGAGGGCGATGAGGTCGGGGAAGCGCGGGGTTTCGAGAAAGGCCATCAGCGGTACCGGCTGGCTTGCGTCAGGGCGGCCGACATTTCAGCGGCGATCTGCCCGCGGGAGGCGCGGAAGCTGGCCACGTCGGGCGTGCTGACGTTGATGTTGACCGTGACGCCACCGCCGCCGCGCACGCCCAGGCGCCCTGACGCATCGCGCGCGAGCGGCATCACCGCCTCGGGACCAGCCTCGCCCATTAGCGCCAGCGGCATCACGCTCGCGCGCTGCACGATGCCGCCTCGGGCAAACGGCACCACGTTGCCGCCGGCAAATACGTTGCCGGCCGCGCTCGGGATGACGTTGAGCCGAGCGAAATCGGCGCCGCTCATCGTGGCTGGCGATCCGCCGCCGGCGAACGCCCCCGCTATGCCGCCGACGACGCTACCGACAAGCCCGCCGATACTCGGCGCCGCGCCGCCGCCCGTGGCGCCGCCGAAGAACCCGTTAAACCAGTTCTCCAGCGGCCGAAGCAGCGAGGCGCGAATCGCAATGCGGGTGATGTCGCGCAGGATCGAGTCCGCAAAGTCAGAAAACGATGCCTTGCCGCCCACGACGAAATTGGCGAAGGCGTCCGCGGCTTCGTCCATCGAGTTTTTGATCGCACGGGAAATTTCATCGGCGAACGACGCGGCATCCTCCGCGCGCTGCTGAATGTTAAGGTCGTATCGCTGCCCGGCAAGCTCCCTGATCTGCCGCACCTGCTCTGCGGTGAGGTCGATGCCGATGCGCCTGGCCGCGTTCTCTGCTTCGAGCGTGGCGCGCGCCTGATCACGTTCGCGCGCACCCATGCCGAGATGGTCGACCTCCTGTTGCAGACCCTCGATGTAGCGACCGACCACGTCGACCGTCTCGCGGTAGTCATCGGCAGCAGCGCGGACCAGCGCGTCGTGCCGCTGTTGCGTGAGAGCACCGGCCGCGAGCGCGCGGTCAAGCATTGCCGCCTGCTCCACGTAGCGCGCCATCGCGCCGGCGATCGGGTCGATCTGCGCCACCGTCTTGGCTAGCGATTGCTCGAAACGCGCCTGCGCGCGCGCAGCACCGCCGGCGCTGCGGCCGTGGCGCTGGTGCGACTCGGACGACTTGTCGAGCGACTCCTTTGCCTGCGCGACGGCGCGGTTGTAGACGTCCTCCGAGATCGCGCCGGCATCGCGCAGCGCCTTGGCTTCGCGGACGGCCTCGTTGTACTTTTCCTGCGCCGTGCGGGTGGCGTCGATGATTTTCTGCCCGGCCGCAAGCTGCTGCGCGCTGGCACCGCCCGAATTGTCCTGCAGCCCATCGCCGAGCTTGATGTTATTCAGCTCTTGAAATTTTGCGCGCGCCTCAGAGAGTTGCTGCGTCACGCGCAGCATGTCGGTATCAAACTCATCAAGCGACCGCTCAAGGAACGGATTTTTTGTCCCACGTTCCGTGAAAGCAGCGACCTCATCGGCTGTCGCGCGGCGGGAATCCCGGAGACCTTTAAGCCGCGCCTCTAGCGATTGCACCTGCATCTGCGCGGCGCCGGAGTTGGTGATGTTGGCAGTGCGCCAGAACGATTGGATAAACTTATCGGACCACTCCACCCCCTCGCGGAAGAGGTCGACAACGGTCTGTATCGCCGCGTTCAGCCCGCTGGCGCCAATCGTCGAAGCCAGCCGCGACACCGCCACGCCGGCGCGGTTAAACGATCCGTCGAGCGACGCGGCCTGATTTTCCAGCGCGCCGGCGAACTGGGTTTTGCCGATGTCCTCCAGCGCCGAGACAATCGACGCGCTGCTGTTCTCGATTTGGCGCGTGACGCCCTGAAAGGTCAGCGCGACTTTGTCGCCCTGGTTGACGGCCTTGATGCCAAACTCTTGCAGCCGTTCGAACTCACCGCTCAGCGCGTCGGCGACGGCTTCGACTACCTGCCCGACGTTTTTGCCCGGGATGCTCGCGGCGATGTTGCCAAACGCGCGCAGCCGCTCCTCGCTTGGCTTGATGCCGCGGTTGGCGAGGCCGACGTAAGCCTCGGTGAGCACATCCGTCGATTGGCCGAGGTCGCTGGCAAGTTGCTGCAGCGCGGCGAACTGCCCGGCCGCCGCCTGCTGGCTGCGGGTGACGGTCACCAGCGATGCCGTCAGGCGGGCCGACTCGCGGTTGAGTTCGACGATGCGATCCACCGCCAGCGCCGCGCCAAGCGAGGCGCCGACGCCTGCTGCAACCGACTTGATGCTGGCGACGGTTGACGACAGCCGCCCAACGCTGCCCTCGATGGACTTAAGCGACCGGCTAGCATGCGCCGCCGCGCGGCCCATGTCGGCCTGAAACGACGACGTATTGCCGACGAGATCGACAGTCAGCGTGCCAAGCCGGCCGCTAGTGGCCATGTGGGAGCCCTCTCAATGCGTGGCGCAGGCCGTCGATGTTTGCCTCTTCATCCTCCGCCTTGCGGCGCTGGACGAGCGGCATGAAATCGGACGGCGCAAACGGCTCAGGCCGGCGCTTGGCGTCGCGGTTGGCGTTGGCCACGACGGCCGCGACGATGCCGGCTCGCAGGTCGGCGCGGGTATCGCCCCACGGCTCGACGGCATAGAAATCGAGCCAGTCAGCGAGCTGCGGACCGGTGATGGCCTGCATCAGGTGGTCGGGGTGCGGATAGCCGAGCGCGAGCGTCAATCGGTAGATGACGCGCCGCCACTCGGGCCACCGGACAAAGGGTCGGGCGTCTCCTGCGCGGCCCCCAGGCGGTTGCAGCGCACCGCCACGTCATGCAGCTTGCCGAGGATTTCGGCGTTACGCCGGCCGATGCGCGGCGCGTCGGCATCGCTAAAGATGCGCTCGCCGTGCTCATCGCACAGGCAGATTGCCAACAGCAGGTTACGCGCGACGGCCGGGTCGACCGCGCCGCCGCCGAGCGCCTGGTAATAGCGCACGGCTTCATCGCCGCTCATCGGCCGCATGTAGACCGTGCAGCCCCAGGCCGGCACGTCGACCGGTTCAAGCGGAAGGTCGGCTGCCTCCAGAATCTGCGATCGCAGGTCCACGCCTTACGCCTCCACCACCGCGCCGGTGACGCGGAACTGCACGGTGCCGGAGAGCACGCTGTCGACGCCGCCCGAGGTGCTGAAGCTCTTGACCAGCGCGTCGAAGGTCTGCGTGTGCGCATCCGGATAGGTCAGCTTGACGCTCTTGACCGTGCCGGCCGCCTTGGCCGCCTTGGCCGCTTCCTGCCCGGCGTCGCCGAAAATCTGGTTCAACTCGATCTGAAAATTGCCGAAATCCTGCAGGCCGAGCCGGTATTCCTTGGCGGTGCTGCGGATGTGCGTCACGTCGATTTCGTTGGCCTGGCCATCGAGGCCAGACCACGACTTGACCTCGCCGATTTCGGTATATGCCACCGGCGTGGCGGTTCCGCCGCTGGTGTAGGTGGTGTAGCTGGTCGAATCGACGGCGATGGCGAAGGTGTTGGTGGTCTTGAACTGCACAACGGCGGTGACGCCATTAAGCTCGGTCATGCCGCCGATACTCGCCAGCGTGACCACGTCGCCGTTGGCGAACCCGTGTGCGGTGGCGGTGATGATCGCCGGGTTGCCCTTGGTGATCGCGGTGATGGTTTTGGCGCCGCCGCTGCCGGTTTCGATCGCCAGTACGGTTTGCTGGGTTGCTACTGCGTTGCTCATGTCCGATGCCTCGCGTGTGGTGGGTCAGTCGTGCCAGAGCACGAGATCGAGCGACACGCGGTACGTGTCGCTCTCGGGGTCGTAGTCGTCGGGCAGGTCAAACTCACCGGCGACGGAAAATGCGGTGCTTGCGCGCATCGCCGTGCGCGCGCTGTCGGCGAGCGACTGCGCGGCAGCGTAGGTGGCGGCCCAGATATCGAGCTGCACGCGCGTGCGATGCAGGCCGCTCGGGCCACGCACGTGGTAATCGGCCTCGCCGGCGATGGCCTGCCAGGCGATGTACGGCGCGGCTACTCCCGGCGGGCCGAT